TGGCACAGTCACGCTTGACATTAGCCCAACGATTCAGACCCTGACTTGCACGGGTTTTACGGGCACGCTTGCTTTTGGCACAAACACGATCTCACTGAACAGCACGGGCACAATTTTTACGGGCGCTACGACCATGACGGTTACTGGGACGCCGTTGATTATTTGTACTGCCACTGTTACGACCACAGCAAGAACAATTACACCAACAGCGGTTACAGAGGCCAATAGTATTTCGTTCAGGTTTACCAACAGTACGGCGGCGCTTACTCTGACCGCTGGTTCGTATCGCGATTTAGATTTTACTGATGGTACAACTTCAGCAGGGTTTGGCGGTACATGGAACAATTCAGTTATTACAATTTTTGGTAGTTTAAAATTGTCTACATCTGGAATGACGGTTCCAGATGCCGCAGGTACTTTAACATTTGCCGCAACTACAGGCACAAAGACAATTAACTCAAATGGCGTCACCATTTCACGCCCATTCACCTTCAACGGTGTAGGCGGTACTTTCCAGCTTCAAGATGCATTGACTTCCGGTGCTACTCGCACTTGTACGCTGACAAACGGCACGTTGGATTTAAACGGATACACACTGACTACGGGCGCTTTTAATTCTTCCAACAGCAACACTAGAACATTGGCATTTGGTTCAACTGGAAAAATTGTAGCCACAACAAACAGTGGAACAGTATGTGTAACAAGCACCGCAACGGGATTAACCGTAACAGGAAGCAAACGTGTTGAATTAAATTACAGCGGAAGCGTAGGAACCCGCACCATATCTGGCGCACTTACAGCCACCGTAATTGAAGGAGTAAATCTTTTAGATTACTATATTACCGCTGGTACAGACACTATTGTTGTTACCTCTTCTAGGTCATATGGCGATATTGATTTTTCTAACGGTGGCACAAGCACATTTGCGGGAAGTCTCTCAGCGGTTACTAACACAACTGCCATTTATGGAAATTTAATTTTAAATTCCGCAATGAGCTTGGGTAGCGGAACTGATGCGGTTCAAATGAAAGCTACGTCAGGCACAAAAACAATCACTAGCGCAGGTAAAACATTAGATTTTCCACTCACATTTAACGGAATTGGTGGCTCATGGGCAATGCAAGACGCCCTGACGCTTGGCTCAACCAGAGCACTGACAATGACGAACGGCACGTTGCAACTCAAGTCAGGCACAACCAGCACAGTCGGCTCGTTTGCCACATCAGGCACAAACCAAAAGTTTTTGTCAGCAACAACACCCGGATCACAAGCCACTCTTTCTGATGCCAGCGGCACAAACAGTGTGAGCTACCTCACCATCCAAGACAGTGCCGCAACTGGCGGTGCGGTGTTTCAAGCCTTTACGTCAAACTTTAATGTTGATGCTGGCAATAATACTGGGTGGAAATTTAATAATGCCGGTGGTGCTTTTCTAATGTTTTTCTAAAATATCATGGCTAAAAAAATGATCAGTGAAACCGAGGCCAAGCTGGCTACGCATGAGGCTATCTGTGCCGAGCGTTACGAAAGCATCCAAAAGAGTTTTGCTGCTGGCTCAAAGCGCATGGCAAAGCTGGAGTATCTGCTTTATGTCGTGATTGCAGCAGTTCTGTTTGGGCCAGGCGTAGCGGCTGAGTTTGTCAAGAAAGTAATAGGGTTGTAGTGTGGAGTTTTTTGAAGCACTGGCAAAAGGTTGGCCCATGTTGCTGGCGCTGATAACGCTTATCATTGTGCTGGCAAAAATGGATATAAAGATTGCTGTGCTGGAAGAAAAAGTTAAATCGTTGTTTGAGATATTTAACAGAAAAGACAAATGATTGATCTGACCAAAGCCATTGGAGCAGTCGCAGCCAGCATTGCAGCCATTGGCGGCGGTTACACCTTGGCAGACAAATTTGGTTGGTTTGACCGGGCAATCCTTGAATGGTCACCAGAGCATTTTAAGATCACAGCAGCGGCAGGGCAACCTATCAATGTCACGGTGGCCAGGATCAAAAAGCGGGATGATTGCTCGGTGGAGAATTTTACGCCAAGCATCCGTGACGCCGCAGGCATGGTGCATGAGGCAACAACAACGGCAAGTAAGTTCAGCGGCCCAGCGGGGCCAACGATTGATACGTTTACATACCAACTCACGATGGTGAAAAAAGAAAAAATTGCACCGGGCACAGCCACACTGCTGGCAACAATCAAGTACAAATGCCCGGAGGGTGAGCGTGTGGTTCAGTACCCCCGCCATGCAAACTTGTCATTTTTATTGGAGAAATAATGGACTGGCTTAAACAGATTGCACCAACTATTGCCACCGCAATGGGTGGCCCCTTGGCTGGCATGGCGGTATCAGCTATTAGCAAAGCTATTGGTGTTGACCCCGAAAAGGTTGGCGACTTAATTAGCAGCAACAAGCTAACCGCCGACCAGATCGCACAAGTCAAACTGGCTGAGATTGAGCTGCAAAAGCAAGCGCAGGAGCTTGGCCTAAATTTCGAGAAGCTAGAGGTGGAAGACCGCAAGTCAGCAAGGGATATGCAGTCTGCCACCCGGTCAATGATGCCACCCATACTTGCTGCGGCTGTGACCATTGGATTTTTTACCATCATGATTATGATGTTTTTTAACAAGATTGACTCTAGCAACCCGGCTATCTTGATGATGCTGGGAAGCTTGGGAACCGCTTGGACCGGGATAATTGCTTATTATTTTGGCAGCAGCGCCGGGAGCCAGGCTAAAACAGATTTGCTAAGTAAAAAATGACGCCTCACTTTAGCCTTGCAGAACTAACGCACACTGACCACCGCAGTCTGGACAACACGCCAAATGCACAGGAGTTGGCTAACCTTCAGCGCCTGGCTGAGTTTCTGGAGACAGTCAAATCAGCACTTGGCGGCAAGCCCATAATGATCAACTCAGCCTTTCGCAGTAAGGCCGTCAATGACGCCGTAGGAAGCAAAGATACCTCTCAGCATAGGCAAGGCTTGGCTGCTGATTTCCGAGTGCCTGGCATGGCTCCTGACGCCGTTGTGAGGGCAATCATTTCAGCCAAGTTGCCGTTTGATCAGATCATTAGAGAGTATGACGCTTGGACGCATATCAGCATTAGCGACAAGCCCCGGCGTCAAGCACTAATTATTGACAAGGCTAGCACTCGGACATTCGCATAAGTATCCGATACGCAGCGATGGCGTCCTTGAGGTCGCCTCGCAGCTGCTCAAGCTGGTCCTGCTGTTGCTGCAACTTTAGGTAAACCTCAAGCGCAAATTTATCGAGCGTCTGGCGATCCCAGGCTGCGAAATTCGGTAGATCGTTCAATTTGATTCCTCATCCATTGCGGTCCCAGACGTGCTAATGCAATGCGCTGGCTTTGGGTCAGTTTGATTGAGTAGACCACGGTCAGTGGCTCACCTCCACGCTTGGCCTTGTCGATGCGTTTGTCTCTCATGGGCGTTTCCTAGGCAATGGTGCCCAATGCGTCCAGAACTGCGTCTCGCATTGCCATTTCAAAAGGCATTTTTAAGACGCCGAAAAGCATCGTATCGCTCATGTCCCCTCCTTAATGTTGTGGGCGGCTTCAATGGCACGGGCAAACTCCATCAATGCGCCATCGTGGTCGGCGGGGATGCTGCTGGGCATCAGGTTCAATATTGTGCTGGCAGTCAGTTCTACCCACGGGCGCTGGGGTGGGGCGGTGTAAAGTTTAGTGTCATTTGGCACAGCAGTATGAAACTGGCAGTAGCCGTACTCGTTTTTCACGTGATCCGCTGCCGTTGTCGCCACCGGCTTGGCTTGTCTTAGGTTAGTCATGTCCCCTCCTTAATGTGGTGAGCGGCTTCGGTTTCAAACACCAAGGCATCACTCCAAGCAAGATTTGGGTTTCTTATCATTGCTTGATTGGCTCTTGTTTTTACTGCAAGCCTTTGATTTTTTGTCAGCGGCTGGCGTTGCAATGACAACGGTTGAAGGGTAAAGATGGACATTATTTCGTAAACGCCGTCTGTTGGCGGCGGGTTATCAATGTCAGCAAACCATCCTTCTCGGCAAGGTATGAGTTTTCCAATCGGCTCGGCTTCCTGCTCTGGCTGTGCTGACTTTTTAGCTACCCACGCAAGTCCAGTGTATGTCGGCTCGTACACGTAGCCAAGTGACTTTAAAATTTCTACCGCTTCGTTTGCAGCCGGTTGATAAAACGCTGGCTGCACTGGCAGGGGTGATGGGCCCGGGTCAACCAAGCCAATAATTTCGCTCATGGCCTGCTCCCTGCTGATGCCGTCGGGAGGCAAATATCTACATACTACGGACAATATGGCTTCCAGCGTTTGGCTGTCATTTGTTTGTTTCTTTTGTGAATAAACCTGCCCGCATTTATGGCACTGCACAACGCCGTTAAACGGATTCCACTTGACCGCACTCGCGTCCGTGTAACCGCAACAAGGCAACGCCTCCAGCGCCTGTTGCATTACGTCTCTGTTACTCATTTCGTTACTCCTTAATGTTGTGGGCGGCTTCGATGGCTCGGGCAAATACAAGCGTCCAATCTTGATTTCCGTGTGCTGTCAAAACCACTTGTTGAATCTCCTCATCCGTCAGCGGCTTGCGCTGCACTGACCTCTTGCCATCGGCAAACCCTCGCTGGTACACGATCGACAGCGTGTCGGCAGCAGCGTCCAGCTTGGCTTGCGCTGCTTGGCGCTTTGAATTAAATCCTGTCATTTCATTCTCCTTCCAATTTCTGCTGCTGCGCGGACAATGGCGCGGCGGGTGGCTGCGTAGGGGTCTTTTTCGTTGTGGCTCCAGATGACAATTTCTTTTGCACCGTCATGCAAAGGCGCGGCGCTTACATAGTTGTCGTACCTACCAACAATGATTTGCAACTGCACCGCCAGCCGCAGCGCATCGCCATCGTCGGTGAGAGGGTTCCACTGGTTAAACTCAATCCGCATCTTTGCCTCTTCCAGCCCACAAGCCTTCGCCGCCAGTTCGAGTAGTTCTTTGTCCATATCACATCTCCTATAAACCAGAATCGGCCAGTGCTTCGGCCAAGAATAAAAGAAACAGGCTGCGGTGTATATTCAAGGCGCTGTTCCAGCCATCATTTCTTTCAACAACTTCTGTGTAATCACATACAGCACCCACAAGTATAAAATTTGATATTGTGTACATCATCCTTGGCTGCACGTTTTCGGAAGCATCCCGCAGCGCCGTGCTAATCGGGCCGTACTGGAGGTGCTCGTCATCCGGGTGGATGCGAAAGTCGTCACCCTTGTAATCTGCGGTAGGAATGTACGCAGCATCTAACCAGCCGCCTCGATCATTAGTTTGTATCCTCGCTCCACGGGCGGCAGCGTGTAGTAAGCGGCTCATATCAAATACCCCGCAAAAAAGGACAGCGCCACCAGCGCCAGCAGCGCGAGGACAATTGCCAAGGCGGTGTCAATCCAGCCGTAGGCAAATAAATCTTCAATCTCATCGTCTTTCATTTGGCTTCTCCTTTAGTTATTGCTGCTCGGGCAATAGCTTGGTACTCGTAGTCCATTGCGTTTACAGTGCCGATCCAGTTTAACGCCGCCAGCAGTTCCTGATTCACTGCATGGAGTCGGCGCAGTTCGGCGGCGGCTTGGCGTTTGCTGCATTTGGGGTTTGGTTTTCGCCCCATGTCGCCATCGTCAGCCATGCTAATCAACCTGTGCGCTAACCATAAGGCTTCTGGTTGTGTTGTCATTTCTGTTCCCTCTCTTTCAGCATGGCATTTGCCATTTCGTAGGCAATTGCTGCGACTGTCCCGGTGGTGTTGCCCTGCCATGACGGGTCAACTAAAAGAGCCCCCATCGCTTTGCCAGCAAAGTAATCGCGCAGGGTCATGCCTTTGTCGTTCCAAAGATTACCTGCACCGCCCTCATTGGGAAACGCTGGGCCTCCTGTGCTTGTTGTCATGTCAACTCCTTCAGTTGTGCCTGTAACCGCTTGTGGAAACTATCCTCGCCATCATCGCAACTCAGCAGCCAGTCAATGCGCTGTGCATAAACGTAAGCCAGCTTTAGTGCCTTTACAGCCTTCTCAAATTCAACGATGGTTTCGGGGCTGTAGTGCCGACCAATGTTGTTGCCCCACTCATCCTTCTCGGTGCTGTCGTTGGTCAGTATCTCGCTACCTATGTCATCTGCTATGTCAAGCAAACGGTGCTGTTTGTAGTTAAAGTGTCCGCCACTCATTCCCATGCTCCTTCTTCAAACTCGTTTACATGTTCCAGTGCAAAGATCATTAGCTGTTTGATCACACCGGGTGTAATCTTCACATTTGATCCTTCTCCATCAACAAACCTGATCCAATCACCATAAACTTGAAGCTTACGTGCGTTGTCTATCTCTGCCCCGTCAGAACTAAGGTTCATGTCCGATTCCCCCGTGCCGTTGTTGCCCTGTCAAAGGCTCTAGATAAGTCTCTGTTGCGATCTTTGGTGCCGATTGGTATACGGGCCTTGGCAAACAGGTTTGCGTTAGCCTCGGCCTCCTCAAATGATTTAGCAAGCCACACTGCCTCAGAGCGGTGTTTGCGTTTAGCAATCGCCTGCTTGATTTGCGAGTCAGTTGCTTTTTTGGTAACTTCTTCGAAGTCGCTCATGCGGATTTCTCCTTAAAACGGTATGTCATCTTCGTTGTCTTTTGGCAAGCCTTGATATTGTTCTTTTGGCTTTGGGTCATTTAGATATGCCCAGCCATCCCAGCCGCCTTCCTTCAATGGGATAACGTCCAGCTTCAACATCTCGCCTCGCTGAGTTTGAATGATGCTACCGATACGTTGATAACGGTTTTTCTTTTCGCCTTGAGCATTGGTGTATGTTCCAACTACGCAGCTAATTTCTTTTGAGATTGCCATTTTTTTCCTTAGTAAATGTGTTGTTCGCTGATTTCTTTAAGCACTTGGTCGTAATAAACCCGTGCCGCTTCGACTTTGGTTTTTATCTTGTCTTCCATTACCGTGTCTCTGACGTATGGCACAACCGTCACACGCAACTCGCGGTTGATGTGGTCAACTTTGTGAAACGTTTTGTTTTCCCAACCAATTAGTTCCTCGGGAGTGTTGACTAAGCAATAAGCAATGTCTGCCCGTGGCTTTTCCCACAACCACATATAGGCTCTTAGCTGCCATTCGTAGCCCTTGTCTTCACCTTGTTCCGCAAGCACTGGAAATGTTGTAATGCACCAGCTTGATTTAATGTCAATAATCCTGTCATCCGCCACAATGTCAGCCTCGCCAGTAATCCATTCGTTTTTGCGGCGTTCAGTGTTTTTTGCATAACTGGATAAATGCACAGCGTTGTAAAGGTCAATGGATTCATCTTCAACTTGGATGCCTTTGTCCATGTACTTGCTGCTGATGCGTTCGTCGTAGCCATAGACAAATTCCTTTGCCAACTTAGTGACGTAGGTTTTAGCACCAACAGACAATTCATCTTTGCCTTTTCCATCGGTCATGATTGCTGACAAGGCGCTGGCTCTAAACAGGATGCTCATAGTGTTGCCTTTCTTGCGTCTTTGGCCTTGGTAATCTGATCACGGGCAGCTTGGTCATCACCAACAGTTTTGATTCCCTTAAAAAAGGCTTCTTTAAGTTGTTCATGCGTAAAGCAATCAGCAATGTCTGCCAGCAGTGCTTTGATCGTGGCGTCTGTCACCTTGGGTACTGGCTTGCTGCCAGCATTGCCATCGTCATCCTCTGGTGCGATTCCGCAAGCCGCCATCAAGCTGTACCGCCTGGCATACGTCAATGCAGACCCGTAGCCCTGTGGATCGTGTTTAGCAGCGGGAACGTGCAGCTTTCCGCACTCAAGCATTTCACCAGACTCATGCACAAACACGGTTTCCACCGTCACACCAGCATCGTCCAGGCTGTTGCGCTGGATGAGTGCTATGCCGTTATCGTTTAAACCGCCTATGACCGCTTCAACGCAAGCAGCCAAGTCAGCGTACCGACTCTTGAAATGCGGGTTCGTAGCGGTCTTCAGGGCAGGCCCAAAGGCTTTCTGTGCTTTCACCAAAGCAGAGGCTATTTGTTTCATAGTGTTATTTCCTTGATTTCCAATGGTTCTTTGGTTTCAGAAAACAGGTTAATTTCTGTCTTGTTGCCTTTCTCATCAGTGACGATCAGCTTGCGCCGCCAAAACAACCCGCCAGAGCTGGTGGGCAGTGCATTTGTCTTGGTCAATTCCAGGGTCGTGATTCGGTGAAGCGTGATTGTTTGCATTTCATTTCCTTTCGTATGCAAGTTCAATTTCAAGTTCTTTGATGTGTTTCGTAGCGTTCGCAAGCAAAAAAGACATCTCGCGCAATTTGCTGTGCAGCATTCCAACCTCAAACGCCAGCCTGTCCTCGGGTGGTGAACCTGCATACGCACGGTTGGCAATGTCTGTAATTCCAGACAAGATATCTTCGATTTTCATGATTTTTTACAAAAGTGAATAAGGTTGTTCATGATTGTTTGTATGTTTTTAAGTTCTGTATGCTCTAAATCTTTGTAATAGGCATCAATCATTTCTTTATAAAACAGTTGGTCTTCGGGTATTAATTCCTGATATGCGCGGTTAGCTAAAAACGCTATATTAAAAAAGGTTTTTTCGCAGATATCAGCTATCTCTGGATTACCGCCGGCCAGTCTAGCCTTGTCAATAAGATTTTTTTGTTCCGTGACCAGGCGGTCAATAGGACTTGGATTTTCATATCCAGAATTAAGTTGATCAATCACAATTGCACTTTCTGAGTCTTCCGACCCGTTTTGGTAAAACATTGGACACTGCCGTTCTCCAGCTGCGTCCACCCTGCGTTATCGCCACACATTTCCTGTGCAGCACGTTCAAACCTCGCCTGCGCTCTTTGTTCTGCTTGCGTAGCCTTGGCATCATTTGCCGCATCCATTGCAGCCTGGTGATCGCTAGGGCCGTCAAGCAGGTATGCCGTGGACAACACCAATGCTGTTAAAGATGCCAGCGTCCAATTGATTGCGTGATTCATTCTGCGTTCCTATCTTCGTAGCGTTCCTGTCCACGGTCGTACTGGTCATGTTCAGCCTGGACCGCCATGTCCTCCAAAGCTTCTTTCTCAATGGTTGCCGCCAAATCCCCGATGACCTCGCTGATATCAACGCTTTCAACCAAAGCCCAGATAAGTTCGACAGCTGCTGCACTGCCAGGGTGATCAAAAGTAGCGCGTTCTTCTTCCTCGAAAGCTAAGTAGCAATCTAGCACCAAGCCGCCAGCAGTCTCAAAGCGGTGGTTATACAGACCCTTCAGGTCTTCCTTAGTTGGCTTGTAGCCAGCCGTCCAGACAGGGGCGCTCATGCCATCTCCCCTAGCTGCTCACTGGCAGCAGCCAGCTCAGAGACCGACAGCGCAGAGCCATCGGCGTGGTAGACACGGGCGTTGCCGCCTTCGCCGCCCAGATCAAACCAGCAGGCCACAATCGTGGACAAGCTGGTAGACCGACAGAGTACAAAGCAGACGGTGGACCGACAGAGATCTACACGGTCAGAGTAGCCGCTTACCCCTGCGTCATTGACGCAGAGGATGTAACCGCCCTTTGAGGCGGCGTGGATGGTTGGGGTCTGTGCGACCCCGTTGACAAATTTGGTCACAGTGACGGGTGATGAGTACATGATGTTCTTTCAGGGGCCGAAGCCCCGTTTGGTTTTAGTTGGCCCTGGCTGCTGCGGCAGCGTAGAGGGGATGGTCAGCAAACAACACTACTTGGCCGCGCTCAAAATAATCAGTCATTGAATCGGTGTTGTTGACGTATTCGTCACTGAAGATGCGACCCAGTGCGCGGTCATAGTCTTTGGAGTACAGAACAACGCACTCTTGGCCATCGGTGCGGGTGTATTGCGAGTAAAAAACGCGAGCCTTGTCAGTGCCGTTTGTTACGTTAAATTTGTTGAACTTGATCATGATGTTTTCTAAAAGACCCCTGCGGAATTGCGTTGGGGATTGACTGCATCATAAGCCAGCTTAAATCATTGCGTCAACTACTTTGTTAATCCCCTTAACTTTAGTCAGGTATTGACAGCTCTCACTCTGTAAAGCTGGCTTACAATCGGGCATGACTAAAGAACAGGCGATCACTCTTGCTGGCTCCCAGGCCAAGCTGGCGGCATTGCTAGAGATCAATTCTGCTGCTATCAGCCAGTGGACAGAGATCCCAGAGGCACGGATTTGGCAGCTGAAACTGTTGCGACCAGGCTGGTTTGTGCTGTAAAATTCAATTTACACGGCTAGGGTAGCTCCCGAAAAGACGATTCTGATACCGTCCTGCCATCAGTGTTCAAGTATCGGCAACCTACATCAGTAAGGTTAAACAGTGGCAACACTAACGCTCAAAAAGCCAAAACACATTGGCAACATCCCCCTTGAAAACATAGCTTTAAAGTTTGTCGTTATGCGGCAAGCCAGGTCAACTAAATCCTTTAGGTTTAGCTGTTACCAAGACTCATTTGATGCAGCACTAAAAGAAGCCACACGGCTTGCAAAAAACTGCCAGACTGAAAGATTCCTTGTTCTAAAGGTTTGTGGTTCAAAAGAATGGGGCGAGACATGAAGCGACCATCGTTTCAGTTTTACCCAGCCGATTGGCTGCGAGACACTGCCTTGCGATCTTGTTCACCAGCTGCGCGTGGCCTATGGATTGACATGATCTGTTTCATGCACGAAGGTAATCCATATGGACACCTTAAGGTTGGCAACAAGGTTATCCTTCCACTCAACCTTGCTAGCATGGTCGGGGCAACCTTGCCTGAAGTTATAGGTTGGCTGGATGAGTTGAACCAGGCTGGTGTTTACGACTTTGCTGAAGGAGGTGAAATCTACTCTAAGCGCATGGTCAGAGACGAATGCCTGCGAAACAAGAGGGCAGAGGGTGGAAAACTAGGTGGAAACCCTAACTTGAAGGTTAACCTTGAGGATAACCCCGAGGTTGGAAACGAGGTTAAACAAAAACCAACCCCTTCTTCTTCTTCTTCTTCTTCTTCTTCTTTATTAATACCAGTAGCTAAAGCTACTTTGTCCACAGCAAAGCTGATGGCCTGTCCGCAAGAGGAGATTTTGAAACTTTGGGCAAAGCATTTACCGCACTTGGCGCAGCCGCGAAGCTGGGAGGGGACACGCAGAGCAACCACCAAACAGCGATGGAGCCAGGCCAGCAAGCCGAGCGCATACAGCCCTGATGGTTACGAAACGGAAGCAGCAGGCATCAAGTGGTGGGACAGCTTTTTCAACTACATAGCGAAGAACACCAGCTTGGCAAACGGTTTTGAGTCTGAAGGCAGAACGTGGCGGCCTGATCTGGAATGGGTTTTGAACGCCCGAAATTTTCAACGCATTATTGACGGAAAGTACACAAAATGAGTTTTGCACCACCAGAATCAAAGAACCGTGATGACGGCCCAAGCCTGCTGTGCAGCGTCAACGGATGCGGCAACCTGTGGAGCGTACGACTGGAAGGATCGCCACCAAAGTGTTCGCATCACCAGTGGGGCGCGAAGCCTGTCAATCAATCAACATCGACGTACAAGAAATGGGCTGACCGCCAGCTGCTGAGTAAGCCTGTTGCTGATTGGTATAAACAACCTGATGAAAAATGGTGAAATATGCCTCTAGCCCTTATAAACATTGACGTTATAGCTACAAAAGGAATAGCATGAACACCGAATTAGAAAAATACGAAAGCAAAATTTTAAGAATTCCAGAATCAGGATGTTGGATATGGATGGGTGCAGTAAAAACACACAAACATCCATATGGATGGGTTGGTTACAAAGGAAAAAACTACAACGCGCACAGGTTGTTTTATATGCTGCATCACGGCATTCAATTGACAAATCCTAAAATTCTTATTTGCCACACTTGTGACGTACCGCAATGTGTAAATCCAGATCATTTATTTGCTGGAACACAAAAACAAAACGTAAATGATATGTGGCAAAAAAATAGACAAGCAAGAAGACTGATAAAACCAAAATGCAGATCAATATTAAATCCAGCACAAGTTTTTGAAATTAGGAAAAAATGTTTAGCAGGAATTTCTGACAGTGATTTATCAAAAGTTTATAAAGTTAAAAAAGAAACAATTAGAGACATAAGACTTTATAGGCGCTGGAAAAATTTAACCGAGGAGAGTAAAAATTAATTACTACCAAGCCCATAAGCTGCTTGACGAAACCAAAGCAGGCCATGACCACACTGAAGCCGACATTACAAGCGCACTCGAACTCACTGGAGACATTGATATCGACATATGCGGAAATGGCGTTAGCTGGTGGAGATCAAGCCCTGAAGGATGGACGCCGCGAGTACCTACTTCAACGCTTTCGGGAATTGGAACAAGATTTTCCGGGATTGCGATCAATGATCATCGAACGAATTAAGGCGCTGAAATGAGACACGCAGCCAGGGTTGACAAAAACCAACAAGAGATTGTTTTAGCACTACGGGCTGCTGGCGCTTTTGTGTGGATCATTGGCCTACCTGTTGATCTTTTGGTCGGCTACAAAGGCCATACGTTTCTGGTTGAGGTCAAAGATGGCCCTAGAAAGCGTTTAACGGCCCTACAAGACGATTTTTTTAAGAATTGGTCTGGTAGTACCTTGGCGAGAATTGATGGCTCTGAGGCCGCTTTACGCATGATTGGAGTTTTGAAATGAAAATTGCAGTATGGGAACCTGTGCAGGCCCATCGGGAAATGATGACGGTTATTTGGCCCACGCTCAAGTCAATGCTGATGGCTGGGCACAAAATGACGATTGAAATCAAGCAAAGCCGCCGAAGCACTGAGCAGAACGCAATGTTTCACAGTCTTATTGGAAAAATCAGCAAGCAAATGGCGGCAGCAGGCAGCACTTGGACGCCTGACGACTGGAAAAGATTGCTGGTTGATCAATGGGCGCATGACACAGACAGGAAGATCGGCAAGGTTTGCCCAAGCCTAGATGGTGAGCGGATTGTCCAGCTTGGCCTGCAAAGCCACAAATTTACCACGGGCGAAAGCAGCGAATTTATTGAGTTTCTGTACGCTTGGGCAGCGCAAAAAGGCATTGATGTTTCCTAAACACCAATACGTCAGAGATAAAGCCTTGCTTAAACGGGTTGCCCTGCTAAACTGCCAGCATTGCGGAAGTGGAGAAATGGTGCAGGCAGCACATACAAACTGGGGCGGCAATAAGGGCCGGGGAATAAAAGCAGACGACAACCTTGTAGCTGCCTTATGCCAAACGTGCCATTATGAGATCGATCAAGGCGCAAAGTTAAGCAAACAGGAACGACAAACCATGTGGCAAGCAGCCCACGAAAAGACAAAAGCATTGATTAAATGAGAATTTGCCAATGCGGTGGAGACATAACGCAACACAATTTAACAAGAAACCGTGAGGCTTGGCACTGCAAAAGCTGCGAACGGTACGAAATATTTAATTTGGTATGTAAAACTGATACAATAAACCCGTCAAGTGTTGCACCACAGGACAATCATGAGGCCATTTTCTCATGCGTTACCCTTACAAGGGAACTGGTGGTGCAACATCAGAACGCAGTAGAAAGTGGCTTTTTGCGTTCCAGTACCGATTGCTGATGGCGAAACAATGCACCTATGTCCCGGTGGCTATCGAGAAAAGAGATGCGCCTTACTGACAAGCCAGCGCGTGAACTTGCTAGGGGTATCACAGGAACAGAGCAAACGTGGTGATGTGACGGCTAGCCCAACGATATAGGGCGCTCTGGAAATAGAACCTAGACCTTATGGGGGTGGTAGTCCGAAAGGATAGCCAAAGTTGGGGATATCACCCGATTGGCTTGTCCTATGCCTAACAAATAATGCCGACATACCCAAGCAACCTTAAATGCGGTGAACTAGGCTGCAATGAACCAAGAAGCAAGCTAAACAGCTTTTGCACTAAGCACGGCGGCAAAGACAATCTAGACGCTAGACAGACTGACAGCGTATATCAAACACCAGCTTGGCGCAGCATCAGACGCCGCCAGCTATCCTTACAGCCCTTATGCCAAGCCTGCCTATCTAAAGGGCGTATTGAGGCTGCACAACACGTAGATCACGTATTTCCTTGGCGGCACATAGGACAGCACGCTTTCCTGCACAACATCTTTCAAAGCCTGTGCCATGCCGATCACAGTCATAAGACAGGTCAAGAGCGCAAGGGTAATTACTTACACTGGACAATGGAAGGTGAGAAGGCGTACACCCAGGACGACTACAGCTACGCAATGCACCAACGCACAGGCTGACAAATTGATAAAAATTGACAAAATTAGGGCAAAAAAGGCTAGAAACTTAAATATGTTGCTTTTATGCTAAAG